AAGTCCGGCCTTGAAGACAAGATTAACGAACAGTTACGAATTCAAGGAATTGATGGGGAATACGAACAACACGAAATTCCATACACCATCCCTGCAACTCATCACACTTACAAACCCGACTTTAGGTTACCCAACGGAATCTACATTGAATCCAAAGGTTGGTTCTTGCCCGAAGACCGAAAGAAACACACCCTTATCAAAGAACAACATCCTGAAATTGATTTGAGATTTGTTCTTCAGTCCCCAAATGGTAAAATTTATAAGGGTTCAAAAACTACTTATGCTCAATGGTGTGAGAAGAATGGGTTTAAGTGGGCGAAGAAAGAAATCCCTCAAGAATGGTTGGATGAAAAACCAAAACAAGATTTCTTTGATTTCTCAAAATAATTTCGTATATTAGTAGTTATGGAAGACCGACTACTTGAGTTATTAGAATCCGTTCTTGGAAAATCCAAGAAAACATCGGGTGATAACTATGCGTTTTACTCTCCATTCGTAGACCACTACAAGCCAAAGTTGGAAATTAATATCCGACTTACTTCCAAAGGAGATAACCCTTGGCATTGTTGGATTTCGGATGAGAAGGGTAAGACCATCAAGTCCCTATTCAAAAAACTTCGTGTATCCAAACAAACTTGGGATGAGTACAATTCCATCTTCAGTAAGGTCAATCGATACACAAGTGAGTTTGATAATACGGAGGTCGTAGAACAAGTAGAACTCCCAAAAGAATTCAAACCCCTTTATCAACAATCCAACTCAATCAAATGGAAACACGCTCTAAACTACTTATTGAATAGAGGACTCCGAGTTGAAGACATTGTTAAATACAATATCGGTTATTGTGAGGATGGTGAATACGCTGATAAGATTATCATCCCATCCTATGATGAAAAGGGTAAGTTAAACTTTTTTGTTGGAAGGTCATTCTATGAAACAAAGTTCAAACATAAAAACCCAAAGGTATCCAAAGACATCGTTGGTTTTGACTTATTGGTCAATTGGGATACTCCTATTGTTCTTTGTGAAGGTGCTTTTGATGCCATTGCAATTAGGCGAAATGCTATTCCATTATTTGGGAAAAGTATCCAAACGGAATTGGAGAAAAAAATAATTGGAAATTCCGTAAAAAAGTTGTATATTTGTTTAGATTCGGATGCTCTAAAGAATGCTTTAGGGTTAGCCGAAAAGTTTATGTCGTATGGTATACAAACACATCTCGTTGATTTGGGTAATGAAGACCCCTCTGAAATGGGATATGATAATATAAATAAAAAGATATATGATACCCCACCACTTGACCTACGCAAGTTGATGGAGTACCGATTGTTCAGAGTATGAAGAATGTGAAGAAGATTAACATTGGTGTTGAGAAGATTGGAAAAATTTATCATATAGCCGATGTCCATATACGAAACCTAAAAAGACACTCCGAGTATCGTGATGTCTTTTCTCATCTTTATGGTTATATTTTAACCACAATGGAGGATAATGACATCATCGTTGTCGCGGGTGATATTGTTCACGCAAAAACCGATATGTCGCCTGAAGTGGTAGATTTGACTCAAGAGTTTTTTACTCGATTGTCAGACCTACTCCCAACTATTGTAATTCCTGGCAACCACGATGCTAACTTGAACAACCCATCTCGTATGGATGCTCTTCAACCAATTGTAAATGCGTTGAAGTTGTCCAAGTTACATTATCTTCGTGATACTGGTGTGTTCCAAATTGGTAATTGTTTATTCACTCATCAATCCGTATTTGATGAATCGCCAGGATTCCCTCTATCAATTGATGTTCCTAATTGTGATACCAAAATTGGATTGTTCCACGGACCTGTTGATAAGATTGTGACCGAACACGGATTTGTGATTGAGAACAAAAAGATTACTGCCGAAAACTTTGATGGATATGATATTGTCCTTTTGGGTGATATCCACAAACCAAACAATCCGGTGATGGGTAACGAACATATTAAGTATCCTGGTTCGTTAATTATGCAAAACCACGCCGAGTCAGTTTATCCAGAACACGGAATCTTGGTATGGGATGTTGAATCACGAACAAGTGAGTTCGTAGTAATCCCCAACGACTATGGGTATGTGACAGTGGATATTGACAATGGTCAGATTGTATCCAACTCACCCATCCCACAAAAACCACGAATGAGAGTTCGTGTTAAAGACACGAAGACCTCCGAGTTAAACAAGATTATCGCAGAACTCAAGAAAGGTCGTAAGGTTCAAGAACTGACTATCCAAAAGGTAATCACTCGCAAAGGTGAAACTGAACACGAAAAGATTATTCTTCAGAATGTTCGTGATGTTGCTTTCCAAAATAAACTGATTGAGGATTACCTCAACGAAACGGAACAACTCACCGAAGAACAAATGAGTATTGTTAAGGGTATCAACACCGACATCAACTCAAAGTTGGGTAGTCAACGACTCATTTCAAATTCGACTTGGATTCCAAAAAGATTTGAGTTCTCAAATATGTTTTCATACGGACCGAGTAATGTAATTGACTTTACCAATATGAAAGGTGCGTATGGTATCTTTGCTCCAAACGCAAGTGGTAAGTCAACCCTTTGGGATGCTCTTTCATTTTGTATCTTTGATAAGTGTTCTCGTACCTCAAAAGCCGAGGATGTAATGAACTACTCAAAGATGTCGTTTGATTGTAAGTTTCAGTTTGAATTGAACGGAGTTGATTACTTTATCGAACGAACCGCAAAAAAATCTCCAAAGAGGGGGACTGTAAAAGTAGATACTAACTTCTATCGTGTTGATAATGGAGTTGAGGAATCCCTAAACGGAGAACAGCGGAGAGATACAAACTCAATCATCCGTGAGTATGTTGGTACATACGATGACTTTGTGTTGACCGCAATGTCGACTCAATCTAACAACACGGGCTTCATCGACAAATCTCAAAAGGAAAGAAAAGAACTCCTTGCTCAATTCTTGGATATGGATGTCTTTGAGGGATTGTACCAAATAGCAAGTGAAGAGATTAAAGAACTATCAGCACTCCTAAAGGACTATAAAAATCAAGACCTACCTACGCAACTTGCGGAGGCAGAAGAAACACTCACATCCATTACAGGGTCATTAGATTCGTTACAAGAGAAACGAACTGATATGGAAAATAAGAAGGATGTGGTAAACACCAAGATTGAGTTTGAAATGGGTAATCTAAAACCTGTCGAAGACCTTGCTGATATCCAAACACTTGAGGACCACCTCACTTCATTAGAAAAACAAAGGGACTTACAAAACAATGAATGTAGTATCAATCTTTCGGAGGTTCAAAAGATTGAAACCTTACAAAAAGATATTGAACATAAGTTAACAGGCGTTGATATCCAATCCCTTCGTGAAAAAGAATCTCAATACAAAATCCTTGACAAAAAGTTCAATGAGATGGGTGTGGAATTGGATAAGATAGAGTCACAAATGATTCACGCCAAAAAACACTTGGATGGTATTGGTTCGCTTTCCTTTGATGAGAATTGTGACCATTGTGTAAAGAATCAGAACACACCTTTTGCTAAACAAGCCCTAACCCTTGAAAGAGAATTAAAGAATTTGGGTAGTCGGTATTCAACCATTGTTAAAGACCGACTTGATGTGATGGGTGAACGAAATGAGTGTGATGTTACCAAACAAATTAAATCATACGATGACCTATCCAACGACCACGCGCGATTGGATAAGGAGTGGTTACGAGCAAGTAAGTCCTACGACTATTGTATGGGTCTTGTAAAGGATTTTGATAACTCTATAAACACTTTGAAATCCGACATTAAGAAAGCAAAAGACCAAGAACAAGCAGTCGAGCACAACAAGGCAGTACAACAAAAGATAAAATCTTTAAAAATCACACGAACTGAAATTGAAGAGGAGATTAAAGAGTTGACCGATGAGATTATGAATATCAACTCCGAAATCAAATTAGCTGAAAAGACCATTGAGAATGTTCACCAATCCCTTGAGAAACTCCGTAATATGGAATTGAAGTTCGATGGATACGAATATTACCTCAAGTGTGTAAAGAGAGATGGTATTCCTTACAATCTTATTTCAGAGGTTCTTCCCAAGTTGGAGATTGAGATTAACAACATCCTATCCCCAATCGTGGAGTTCCAAATCCTATTGAATACGGATGGTAAAAACATCAATTCATTTATCGCATATTCCGATACGGAATACTGGCCATTAGAACTAACAAGTGGTATGGAGAAGTTTATTTCATCTATCGCAATCCGAACTGCTTTGATTAATGTATCCAATTTACCACGACCAAACTTTATCGCTATTGATGAGGGGTTTGGGTCATTGGACACGGACAACTTTAATTCTCTATATTTATTATTTGATTACTTGAAGACCCAATTTGACTTCATCATCACCATCTCTCACATTGACAAGACACGAGATATGGTTGACCAGATTATTGATATCAATAAAGTAAGAGGGTTCTCAAAAGTATCATATTTATAAGAAATGATGGAGTCCGTTAATGGCGCTAGAGTTAAAAAAGAGGTCTAAACTATTTTTAAAATCCCAAAAGGTAGATGTTGGAGAATCAACTTCATCACCTGAATCTTTTGGAATTACGGAACTACCCCCATATTTTGGAGAGGGTAAGAACTCATTTAAAATTAAACCTGGAACTGGTTTTTTAAAATCTGGTACTGAAATTCAATTTGAGATTTTAGATTCAAATGGTAATCCAATTTATTGGGAAACCTCTACATACAAAGATTCTGATAATTCACGATTAGTATCGGTTTGGGTTTATGACCTACCTACAAATAAAAAATACGACACGCCTGATGGTAGAGCCGAACTTATTGTAGTTGGAACTCTCAAAAGTGGGGGTGTTATTCGGTGGACCAAAAAAATTGATGTTGTAAAATCAAAACAATCACCATCAAACATTATATTTTTAACCACGCCTAAATCCATCATAAGTTCCAGTGTAGAAACATTTACAAATAAACTTATAGAAAACAATCAGTTGGTAAAAACAATCACCAATTCTGATGTTTATTATAAAAAATCTACATTTGGAAATACAACCTCACTTGAATATGCGAATGGTGATGCGTTTGAAGGGCAAATGGTTGGTGGTATTGTTTATGGTGATTTATCTACAACATTATACCCACGATTGGGCGGTGGTCAATCACAACCAACATCATTTACTGCAAGTATTACCGGTATATCTGGTGTTGAAATTTTAAGATTGGCAAACCCATTTACTGCAAGTGATAGCCGTAGTGATGGGTCTATTCATACCTATGAATATACGGATGGTACTATTAATGTAAATGTAGAATACTATTCAACTGGCTCTGATACTTCAACCCAAAACCAAATTGCATTTGCTAATGTATCTTTAACAAATGTGAATCCGATTGGTGGTAGAGTTTATTCGGTCAGAACATCAATCAAATCCGATGGATTATCAAACTCCGACTATTCAGTAATTGGTGAAACTAAAATAGAAAATACATCATCAATTTCATATAAAGTTCCGGTCCCAACGGAACATCTAAATGACCCAAAAACATTACGAATTCAATTTGTAAACCAAATTGGAAATGTATCTAATACCGAGATAGTAACTTCAGGTCTTGTATTCACAGGTGGTAATGCTTATATAGCAGGCGACCAATCCTTAATTACGGGTTCATTTCATATTGGTAACACCATTGGAACTGGCATCGAAATGGCAGGTCACTCAAGCGGTTATTTAAAATCGGTTGGATATAAAGGTATGACTTCCGCATCACTTGGTCTTGGGCCGGGTGGATTTATGATTTGGAGTGGTAGTAATAACTTACAAGTTGGAGCAGACCAATATCCTGGTGTTGGTATGGAAATGGTATCCGCCGGCGGGTCATCGAGTTTTTATTTCACAACCCACGATGGTGGTAATCTTAAAGTAGTTACTGATGAATTTTTTATTGGTACAAAGAATACACAATTTGTTAGTGGCTCAAATGGAAACATTGAAATCAGTTCATCATTTTTTCATCTTGACCCTAAAAATCAAAAGAATATTATAGGTGGATTTATAGTTACACCAACTGCTATTAGCGCGTCTACATTTATATCTGCATCTACACCGGCACTTGCTTTAAAGGCAAATGGTCAAATAAGTGCTTCCCAAATGTTAGTTAGGGTTAAATCCGGCACGCAATTATACACTTTGTTTGATACTAAAAATGGTATTATTGACGCTAGAAATAACGGAAGACAATTAATATCGGATTATACAGAATACGAACTAACGGCAACATCGTCATTTGGTTCTTATACCAAAGTAGCAAATTATTATTTCCAATTGATGCCTGGTGAAAATAGAATCTTATATAATTTTAGTCATTTGGCCCATAGACAAGCCAGCGGATTAACTGGCGGTTACATCCGTGGTTGGGTAAAAATGACATTCCAAGTTCCAAATACGGGGTCGGTAACCAATGGTCCATATGGATATACAAATACATCAGATGGTACATACTACTATGATGGTTTTGCTAATGCTACTGAATATGATGTATTTGAATCATACTTGGGTAGTATAAGTACAAATGATTACTATTCCAGTAAAACAAATCAACCTGGAGATTCATTTTATACAATACCCGCCGCATTAGAAGGTAGAGCAATTAGGGCAAATTTATATTTAAAATTATCCGAACCATCGGCTACAACTGGAACTAAAACATCCGGAACATTCACACGGGTAAAAGGTGTTAGTGTGGTATCAACACGAGAATTCGGACAAGTTACCGGTGATATTTCTCAAGAAATTGATATAAATGATGGTGGTGGCGGCGGAATTTCTTAATTAAAAATATAGGATAATTATTACTATGGGACAATTAATAAAAGAGTGGGTTAAAGAGAGTATCTTAACCGAAGACATTAAAAAAGTAGTCGTTACCTATGTTGGGAGGTTTCACCCTTTCCATTCAGGTCACAACGCCGTATACCAACATTTGGTAAAAAAGTTTGGTAAGGATAATGTCTATGTTGGAACTTCTGACAAAGTAGAAATGCCCAAATCACCTTTCCGTTTTAAGGAGAAGGTTGAGATTATGACTACGATGTTTGGAATTCCAAAAAATAAAATCGTAGAAGTTAAAAACCCATATGCTCCCAAAGAAATTCTTGGTAAATATGATGAAAACACAACTGCGTTTGTAACGGTAGTTGGTGAAAAAGATAGTGGTCGTTTGGGTGGTAAATATTTCAGACCATACAAAGGAGTAACTGATGTCCCAATGAAAGATGGTGGGTATGTTTATATTGTTCCATCACAAGGTAACAACATTTCAGGTACTGAAGTTCGTGCTGGTATGTCAAATCCGAGTGAACAAGAACGAATTAAGTTTTTCAAAAAAGTATATCCAAAGTTCAACCAAAAGATTTTTGATTTAATCTCATCCAAGATGGGCAAGGTTGAATCCGTAATGGAATCATTCTTTCAGTCAATTAATATGACCGAAATCCTATCCGAAGGAACTACTATCCCACAAACCGGCAAAGGGATTGTTGATGATGGTCCAGGTGCGTTTTATGGTAATATGAAAACCTTTAAATCTGAAATGGATAAATCGGTTGGTAGATTGGGATACGACATTGTTTCATATTTGATGCCAGAAGTTGACCAAGTATTTGCTCACGATGGAAGACCTATGCCTGACAAATATCCAGTTTCATATTTTCCAATTGGGGATACGAAAGATGGTCAGAATGTAAGATATACCCAAGATATGGCTGGATTACCCGCTTATAAAAAGTGGGCCGACCATATTAAGAAAGTATCCTTACGATTAGGTTATCAGTTTGTAAATTTCCTCGAACCAAAAGATATTGATAACTTAACGCCGCAGCTTCCAACTGAAAAACAAAAACAAAAAGAGTTGAAGAAAAAAGAACTTCATACCGAAGGTGTTCTTTTAGAGGGTGGTGCGTATGGTCATATGAACCATCCGTTTGATACGGAAATCAATTTGACTTTTGGTGATTTAAAAATCATTATTTCAAACGCACTTCAAGGTAAGTTAGAATTCACAAGAGAAAAAACCGATGGTCAAGCTCTTGCTATCTCTTGGAGAGATGATAAGGGTTTGATTGCTGCTCGTAACAAAGGCCACCTTGCAAATTCCGGCGATAAAGCATTAGACATTAGTGGTATCGCTTCCAAGTTCCAAGGTCGTGGTGGGTTGAGTGATGCTTACAACTTTGCTATGAAGGATTTAACATCCGCTATCAAAGGTCTATCAAAAGCACAACGAGATAAGGTATTCAAACAAGGTAAGAAATTTATGAACCTTGAAGTAATCTGGCCAACATCGGTGAATGTAATTCCCTATGGTCAACCTCTTTTGATTTTCCACGGAACGATGGAGTATGATGAGAAGGGTGTTGCTATTGGAGCTGACACATCTGACGCAAAGGTTCTTGCCGGTATGATTAAACAAATCAATGCCGATGTCCAATCCAAGTACACTATTCAAGGACCACCTGTTGTTCAACTTCCAAAATCATCGGAGTTGTCATCTAAACAAAGTAAGTTTAATGGTCAATTAAGTAAGATACAAGGTCAGTTCAAATTGTCAGACACCGCTGGTGTTGCTGAATACCATCAGAAGTGGTGGGAAAATTATGTGGACAAGAACTCTCCAACTAAACTTGACAACAACACAAAGATGGGTCTTGTAAAAAGATGGGCGTTCTATGATAAGTCATTCCGTTTGGATAATAAGAACATCAAAGACGCAAAAACACTTTCTTGGGCTCAAGGTGTCGATAAAAACGACCACGCTAAAATCGCCAAGGATAACATCAGGCCATTTGAGGATATCTTCTTGGGAGTAGGTGCTGAAGTCCTTTCATTTATGTCATCCGCTTTAACAGTCAACCCTGATTCTGCTCTTCGTGATATGAAGAAAAGATTAGACCAAACTATTAAAGATGTAAACAAGAGCGGTGACCCAAAGAAAATCGCAAAATTGAAATTAGAATTAGAACGACTTGCTGCTATTGGTGGTAAAGATAAGATTGTACCAAATGAGGGTATCGTATTCACATATAAAGGTGGAACATACAAATTAACAGGTACATTCGCTCCACTCAACCAAATATTAGGTCTTTTCTATGAATAATAAGATACTTATATATTGATAAAGTATATTTAATTAGTTATGTCAAAATTAAACAACATTAAAGCAGTCAAAGAAATGATTGCTGGAAATCACCGAACTCAAACCAAGAACACGGTTTCATTTGGAGAGAGTAAGGACTTCATCAAAAGGGAAGTTGGAGAACAATGGACCGATGATGATGGTAACATTTGGGAACAAAAGAAAGGATACAAGGTAAAACTTGGTAAACTTTCAGAGTTAAGAAAGGAATTAACCACATTCCCAAAATGTCGTAAAGAGGTTTGTACTTGTACTAACCCAACACGAAACGACCTGAAGATGAAACCCATCCACGGTATGTGTTTTGATTGTGTTATTGATATGGAACATCAATTAAGAATTGAGGGGAAATATGAAGAATACGAACGACATAAAATGTTACAAAATGGTAAAGCTTGGTTAAAACAAGCCGAACTTGAAAAAGAAGCTCTGAAACTGGCTATCAAAGCCCGTTACATCAACGAAGATGGTTCGATTGAAGAATGGGATGGTATGACTTGGGAAGAGATGGAAGAAAAAATAGAAAACGAGTTTCGTATTTTTAGAGAGAATTTTATCCAAACGCTGGAGAAGAAAGAATGAAGTTAAAAAGTTTAATATCTGAAGGTAGAACCAAGTTAGGTAAGGTAGAGTTCACAACGGACTTCAGAAATGATAGAATCGTTTTGATGGCTAGAACCTCCAAGGATTTGGATTTGATTGACGCTATTAAAAATAGTTCCAGTAAAGATATTAGAGAACTTCTTTTACCTCTTTTGGAAAAGAAATCAGGACTTAAATTTAGAATTGATTGGGGATATGCAGGTGCAGGATTCGCATTCAAAATTGAAGAGGATTCCATCCTCAAATTGTTGGAGAACGAAATGAAATTAGGAAACATTGTAGAGGACATCCTTAATGAAGGTCCTGCCGAAAACAAAAAGGTTAAAACCCTTTTGGACAAACATCTTAAAGATTTAAGAAAAGGTGGACCTAACCACCTATGGGCCGTAATGCACATTTTGATGGGCGCATTATCTGACGCCAATTTCCATTCCGAGTCAAAGAAGGTCGCTGCTTTATTTGGTTCTAAAGCAAAATACGAAGGTGACCCAATGGCAGAGAAAGACCTCGAAGAAATGTATCACTACGACTTGGGTTCTGATGTTGCAAATATTTGTAAGTGGGATGGTAAAGAAATCGTAAACGCATTGGGTTTCTATATCTCTATGACCATCGGAAGACCTTTGGGTCAGAAGGTTGAAGCTCTTGTTGAATCAAAGGGTATGAAAATCTTCAAAGAGTCAGTATATCTTAAAGAAGCTGACTACCAAATATATCACAAGTCATTTACTGACGCGGCTGACGCTGCAAGAAAACTTGCTGAAAAGCGTGGATTTGAAATCAATGAAGATGATTGGCACTCTCAAGTTGCATTGGGTGGTAAGAATCTCCGTTCAAGACCAAGTGAAGGTAAGACAACTGAATTTACAGTAGGTCTTGTTAAAGGTGGTAAACCTCAAAGAAAAGCTCTTCATTTCCAAGTATATGGAATGAAGAATGGTTATGAGTTAAACGCATATATCAATTAAGGACTACCGATGAAAAAGACATTGAAAGAAGAGAATCCTTGTTGGGATGGATACGAGATGGTCGGAATGAAAATGAAGGATGGTAAAGAAGTCCCTAATTGTGTTCCTAAAAATGAATCCGTAAATGAACTTAACTTAAAGTCAGTTGGTGTTAAAGAATTCTTACGACAATTGGTAAGAAACAAATCTCTTATCTCAAAACTTGGATTCAAAACAATGAGAGATGTCTTGGCGTATATCAAAGGTGGTGGTTTTGAAGATTGGTACGAACTTACACAAGATGGTAAGAAATTAGGAATGGTCGTTGATGAAGACCATTCATCAGACCCCAACGACAAGTATGTCGTAAGACCTTGTAAGAATCCTAATGAACCTTGGGCCGTATGGGAAGGTGAAATTAGAGTAAAAGGATTCGCTACACGAGAAGAAGCTCAAGCATTTGCTGATATGAAAAATAAACAACAAGGTTTGGGTGAAGCAACACCTGAAGAAGAACAGGAGTTCCATATGAAGTTAGATAAATTAGTTCACTCTACTTTTGGTAAGAGTCCTGAAGAAAAGAAAATGGAAGAGGGTGTATCTCCAAAAGAGATGGATAAAATTAAAACCGCAGTTCAGACCGCATCTTCATTTATGACTATTGGTGCCGAATTAAAGAAGGCTGGATTAAAGTACATCTTCGCTACATCACCAATGCCAATCTATGTTGTACAACCTACTCCAAATAACAAAGTTGCCATCGTAAATAAAAAGTACGCATCAAAGCCAGATTTTGTTCATAACGATATCGCAGTTGGTTTGATGGAAGGTAGAGGGTTTGTTGCGGCTGCCAAGAAAGCAAAAGATGCAGGTAAGACCGAATTTGAATTTGGTGGTAAAACTTATCCTGTAACATTAAAAGAGGCCTTGAGTGAAGGTAGATTTAGTGAGATTGATATTATGGCCAGAGAAGCTCGCGACTTTAAAGATTTCGTAAAAGAATTCTACAAGGAGTATAAAGAGTTCCCTCAAGATAGAGAAACCATCAAGTGGTTAAAGAGTTTATACGATGGTAGAAGTCGTGATGAGTCAATCACCGAGGGTGCCAAATTTAAAATCACAAACACCATCTCTAAAAAGGATTGGGCAAAAACTCACAAAGATTACAAATCAGTAATTGATGGAGTTCCATATGTGATGAAGATGACCGATAAAGGTACTGCTTTGGTTCCTGTGAAGATTGTTGAATCGGTAACCGAAGGTAAAAAAGTATTCAAAGTAAATCCACAAATCGGTAAGGCTAAATATAGTATCTCTTCTCACGATGGTGTTAAGAAACACAAAGATGGTAGTGATTTCTTTGATATTGAAACTTTCAAAAATAAAGTTGATTTAGAAAAGGCAATCAAAAAATATACTGCTAACGGATTCAAAATGGAATCAGTAAACGAAGGATTATCACCCGAGATTGCAAAACATATGGGTTCGATTTATAAAGGATTTATTTCGGTAACTACGGATGGTGTAATGGTTTACGAAACCCCAGCTGCTGCTAAAAAAGCTTCTGACTTCTTAAATTCAAAACAAATCGCAGCTACAGCCAATGGTAAAACTCTATACATCGAATCAGTAGTAAGCGAATCCGCATCAAGAACCGCAATGGAAATTGGTGGTTTGACTGGTATGAACAAAGACGCAATTCAAAAGTTTGTTGATACTCACAACTTGGATATTGAAAAGGTTTTCCAATTCGTTAAGAAAGGAAAACTTTCAGATAGAATGGACTTTGTGACAGCAGTAGCTGGAAAGCCGGGCAATCCTATCCAAAAGAAAATGATTAAGATGTTTGGAGAATCAGTAAACGAAGGTTGGTGGGACCAGAAGAGAAACGATATGGTTAGAAAAGCCCCAGGACTCGTTGGTACTAAATTTGCTCAAGTTGCGGATGAAGAAGATTTACATATGATGATTGAGTTGAAGAGAAAGAATGCGGATTACGAATATTCTATTAAAGCCAACATCCGTTCAATGGACTACCTCTACAAGAAGTACAAAATCGCATCATCTAAAGGTATTGAGAAGTAAAATGATACATAAGAACGACCTTAAACAAATCATCAAAGAAGAATACCATAAAGTTAAAAACTATATGGAATCCGAATATGGGTTTACTCCTGAATTGGGTAAGGTTATGTCCAACCCATATGTAAACGCATTCTCTTCAGTAAACGAATCAACTCCAGACCAAGTAATCAAAGATTTGGACAAGGCTAAAAATGATTTACTTAAAAAAGTAGATGCTCTGATTGCTAAGAAAAAGAAACTCTACTCTGATGTAGATATTGAAGCACCTATGAGTGCGGATGAGAAAAAGTTGGATAAGGATATTGCAGATTTATTCTCACAAATCAATAAGTTGGTTCTTCAAAAAAGAAGTGTAAAGAAAGAATCAGTAAACAAGTCATCAATTGATGAAGCTATACCAGTTGGTTTTGAGATAGGTGATTTTATTCACTTTAAGAAAGCAAACAAAACCGGAATGGTCAAAAAAATTAATGGTGACAAGATTACCATTATGACTATGAAGGGTGACTTTACAGGTGATATCAAAGATGTTCAAGTTCTTTATCAAGACAATGTGAATGAGGGTGGTGAGTCAGACGCCGATATGGCCGTTGACCAACTCCAAAGTTCAATCGAACACGCTCAAGAATTGGTAGATAAATTAAAGAGTCGTTCTAATTTAGAACCTTGGGTTCAATCTCTTATTACCAAAGCCGAAGATTACCTTAACATCGTAAACAACAACGATGGTGGTGAGGAAAACATTGAAGAATACGATGTAGAGAACTACGAAGACCTAAAAGAGTTTACCAAATTTATGGAAAACTATAAACCATCTCTTAACGAAGCTGAATACCAAGGTCGTAAAGTAAAACTTGGTAAGATTATGCAAGGTGATGTTAAGAAGTTCAAAGTATATGTTAAAAACGACAAAGGTAATGTTGTTAAAGTAAACTTTGGTCAGGGTGGTGACGCTAAAGGTGGTACGATGAGAATTCGTAAAGACAATCCTGAAGCAAGAAAGTCATTCAGAGCAAGACACAATTGTGACAACCCGGGTCCAAGATGGAAAGCAAGATATTGGTCTTGTCGTAAATGGTAATTTCATTAAATTTATTTCCATACTTATATTAGAACAATTAGTTTAACAAAAAAGAGAAAATTATGAAAAATTGGTTAAAGAAAACTTGGAACTGGTTACTTGGTAAAACTACTGTCGATGAAAAAGTCGTAGAAGTGGTAAAAGAAGTAAAAGAAGACATCGAAGTTATTAGAGCTCGTGCTAAGCGTGTTGCTGAAGAAGCTAAAGATGTTCGAGCTGCAGTTAAAGAAGTAGTTAAACAATCAAAAGATGTAGTTGACGCTGCAAAGGGTGGTCAAAGAAAGGGTGCTCCTAAAAAAAACACTCCTAAACCCACCGCTCCTAAAGCCGAAGCTCCTACACAAGAGGTTGCAAAGAAGACCGCTCCTAAAAAGCGTTACTACAAAAAGCCCGCTGCTAAAAAATAATGAAAAAACTCAACGCTTCTCAATGGATTATTGTGTGTTTGGTAGGTGTACTCATCTACCAACAATTTTTTATGGGCAATACCTACAAAAAACAATATGAGAGGATGTTAAAAGAAAAAGAAGAGTCGTATAAACTCGAAATCAAAAGATTAAACGAGATTAACGACTCTTTATTTGTTTGTAATAGAGGACTCATCGAAGACATTGGTACTATCGATGACAAATTAGATGCAAAAAACGCCGAACTAGCACGATTAAGAGGAAAATATAATGAGCAGATTGATAAGTTTGATGATATGTCTGATGATGAGCTTGCCGCTACTTTCTCAAACACTTTTAAGTGATTCGATTGTAGTCCCAAAGCAAGCCGTTAAGAATGCTTTAATTATAAAGACCCAATACGACACTTGTGGTGCTGTATTAAAGATTACCAACGAAAAAGTTCAATTGTTGGAAGAAAAAGCAAATAAACAACAACAGTTGATTTTAAATCTTAACACAATCATTACAAATAAAGATGGAATTATCTCCGAAAAGGATAATATCATCAATTTAAAAGAAGAACAAATCAGAACCCTCAAAAAAGAAAAACGCGGAAACTTTTGGCGTGGAATTGGATTAGGCGGTTCGGTTGGTGTGGCTGTAATGGCTATTTTATTTGTTTTGTAATATGAAACCTTATGGCTCAAAAATCACTCAAGGATGTAATCAAAGAAGAGTACATTAAATGTGCTAAAGACCCTGTATATTTCTTTAAGAAGTATTGTTACATTCAACACCCATCTCGTGGTAAGATTCTTTTCAATCTCTACGACTTCCAAGAGGATTTGATGCATCAAGTCGAGAAGAATCGATTTAATGTAATCCTCAAATCACGACAATTAGGTATCTCTACACTTTCAGCCGGATATTCACTCTGGCTGATGTTGTTTCACGAAGACAAGAATGTATTGGTAATCGCTACCAAACAAGAGGTAGCAAAGAACCTTGTAACAAAGGTTCGTTTTATGCACCAAAACCTACCATCGTGGTTAAAGGGTCAAACGGAAGAAGACAACAAACTTTCACTCCGACTAAAGAATGGTTCTCAAATCAAAGCAACCTCTGCCGCAGGTGACGCAGGTCGTTCTGAAGCTTTGTCTATGTTGATTATAGATGAGGCCGCTTTCATTGATAACATTGAAGACATTTGGACATCTGCTCAATCAACACTTTCAACCGGTGGTGGTGCTATTGTACTTTCTACTCCAAATGGTGTAGGTAACTGGTTTCATAAAGTGTGGGTTCAAGCGATGAACGGAGAACAATGGAATCCAATCGAACTCCATTGGACTGTACACCCTGATAGAAACCAAAAGTGGAGAGATGAACAAACCAAACTCCTTGGTGAGAAAGGCGCAGCACAAGAATGTGATTGTGACTTTATCAGTTCAGGTTACACGGTAGTTGAAGGTTCTACTTTACAATGGTATGAACAAACATACATCAAAGACCCATTAGAAAAACGAGGGTTCGATGGTAACTATTGGGTCTGGGATTATCCAAACTATTCGCGTGACTATGTGGTTGTAGCGGATGTCGCTCGTGGTGATTCAACTGACTATTCCGCATTTCACATCATTGATGTTGAATCCGTAGAACAAGTTGCGGAATATAAAGGTAAGATTGAAACCAAACAATATGGTGCAATGTTAACCGCAGTTGCTGCCGAATGGAACAACGCAATGTTGGTGGTCGAAAACGCAAACATTGGATGGGCTGTAATCCAAGAAGTGATTGACCGAAACTATCAGAACCTATATTATTCATATAGAGAGGTGGGTTATGTTGATGATGATATTCACCTTCGTAAGGGATGGGATTTGAAACGAAAAGAGGATATGGTTCCTGGTTTCTCAATGACCTCAAGAACACGACCTTTGGTGATTTCTAAACTCGACACTTATATGAGAGAGAGAACTCCAATCATTCGTTCTAAAAGATTGATTGATGAATTATTTACATTCATTTGGAATGGTTCACGAGCGGAAGCTCAACGAGGATATAACGATGACTTGGTTATGTCTTTTTCAACAGGTCTATGGGTAAGAGATACCGCATTAAAATTAAGACAACAGGGTATCGATTTAAGTAGAACCGCATTAACTCACATTACAAAAACAAGTGGTGGTGTATACAATTCACGAATGGGTCAGAACAATCCTTGGGTACAAAAGGATGGACACGGAAATGATATGGATTTGAGTTGGTTACTTTGATTTGGTAGTTAACTTTATTTTTCGTATATTTATACTTTGTAAAGGTATACACTTTCATTTAGAGAACAAATATGGCAGATACATCATTATTTGGAAGGCTTAAAAAACTATTCGCTACACAAGTCGTTGTAAGACGCATTGGTAAGGGTAGAACTTCAGCCGTTGATACACAGCGACTCCAATCGCAAGGTAATATTCGTGGTACATCGTACTACGATAGATTTGGTCGTTTACATACTTCTCGTAGAAACTGGGAAACATACAACAACCAATTCAATTACCACTCTAACAAATTAGAATTGTATACTGACTATGAAGCGATGGACAAAGATTCTATCATTGCTTCAATTCTTGATATCTACTCTGATGAGTGTACTTTGAAGAACGATATGGGTGATGTAATCCGTATCAAATCTTCTGATGAGAATCTAAAGAAAATCCTTCACAACTTATTCTACGATGTACTTAATATTGAATTCAACCTTTGGTCTTGGATTCGTGGTATGAACAAGTATGGTGACTACTATCTTCATTTGGATATTGAAGATGGTATTGGTATTGTAAACGCATCACCAATGTCCGCATATGAAGTAGAAAGAGAAGAGGGTTTTAATGAGGAGAATCCATATGAGGTTCGATTCAAATTAAACGCTATGCAAAGCCCGTATAGTGCTAACACAAAAAATAACGGATACTACTTCGAGTTCTATCAGATTGCTCACTTCCGTTTGATGTCTGATACTAACTTCTTACCATATGGTCGTTCATTGTTAGAAGGTGCTAGAAAAACTTGGAAACAATTAACTCTTATGGAAGACGCTATGATGATTCACCGAATTATGAGAGCGCCTGAAAAGAGAGTATTTAAAATTGATGTGGGTAACATCCCACCTTCAGAGGTTGATAACCATATGAGAAGTATCATCGACCAAATGAAGAAAGTCCCTTACCTCGACCAGAACACAGGTGACTACAACCTCAAGTTTAACTTGATGAATATGTTGGAGGATTACTACTTGCCAGTTCGTGGTGGTCAGAGTGGAACTGAAATTGATTCTTTGAGTGGTATGGAGTTCGGTGGTATTGATGACATCGAATACTTGAAGAATAGAATGATGGCGGCTTTGAAAGTTCCAAAGGCGTTCATTGGTTACGAAGAGGGAGTGGAAGGTAAAGCTACACTTGCTCAACAAGACATTCGATTTGCAAGAACTGTTGAAAGAATCCAAAAGATTGTCCTTTCAGAATTAACCAAAATTGCAATCGTTCACTTATACTCACAAGGATACGAGAACGAAGACCTCGTTAACTTTGAGTTAGAACTTACCAACCCATCTATCATCTACGAACAAGAGAAAGCCGCACTTTGGACTGAAAAAGTTGCATTGGTCAGTTCTATGAAAGAACTTAAAATGGTTTCTCAAGAATGGATGTATAAAAACATCTTTAATATGTCCGATGATGAATGGAAGTTGGAACAAGCTAAAGTTATCAATGACTTAAAACTTGGTTTCAGACAAGAACAAATTTCCAATGAAGGCAACGACCCTGTTAAGACAGGTGAATCGTTCGGTACACCACACGACTTGGCCGCTCTTAACTTACAAGGTGAAGAAGAGCAAGGGCAAGACAATGAAGGTGGGTCACCTGAAGGTGGATTTGAGGGTGCTGGTAGACCAACCGAAGGTGGTACTTATGGAACTGACCAAAACTCATTTGGTAGAAATCCGTTAGGTAAGAATGATGG